TAATACATATAAAGACTATCAAATGGTAAATTTTCTACATTGAGGGACGGAAATTTTGTTTGTATTTCTTTAATATTTCGAAACTCTTTATTTAATAGTTGATTTCCCACCATTTCATAATCGGTAAAATTATTACTGACTTTTTTTGATTTCTCAGCAATATAGTTATAATAATTATTATTTCCCGATGACATCATAAACCCTATTGTATGAAACATGTATTCGGGCAAAAAATCTTCACAAATGGCTACTACTGTATCTACGTGTTTGTTTTCTTCATAATTAAATCGTAAATTATTCATCGATGTCGTAAAGATGATATCCATATCTGCCCATACGCCACCCTCTGTTCCTAATAAATGCCAACGTAAAAAATCAGATTTGATAATTTCTGGATATCGATTAGACATACCTAAACATCGAGCATCAAAATATCTTAATTCTAATGGCAGTTTTAATAATTCATCCATATAATCTGGGCAATTGAGTTTATATTTGTGTTCCCATCCAGACCAAGGTTTTTCTAAAGAAAGTTCTTTTGGTCGATACAATACCACTTTCCAGTCGGGGTTATGTTTGATAAAAGATTTGACTGTTAAATAATGCATAAAAGGTAGCACTTCTGCTCCCCAATAAAAAAATATTTTTTTGGGAATTTTTTCCAAACACCATTTATTCAAATTTATTTTTTGTGTCGGTTCTGGTTGAAAGCGTGCTGATTTTATTGCATTTTCAACAGCAATATCTACAATTTTTTGTTTGTGAATTGGGTCTGATGTTTTGTTTAAAATTATTTCAGTAATATCACTCAATTTCCATAGCGCCAATTCTTTATCTTCATAAGACCCTGTAATATCTGTTGCGTCACATTCTTCATTAATGGTTTCTATTGGAGATGGGAATGAAAATGGAGGATTTTGGAAATTTATTGTTCTCCATGCGCCTGTGAGTATGTTCTTATTAACTCTATTTTTTGAAAAATTTGTCATTATTACATAAGTTGAACCAGATTGAATGAAGTTTTTTAATACTTCTATGACATCAAAATCAGATAAATGGTTAAGCATATCTCGACATAAAATTACGTCTGCTTTTTTTGGCAAAGATTGGTTGATTAAATTCACATTACAAAATGTTATTTTATGACTGCCATATTTATCTGTGTTGATTTTAATTATATCTTTCACTATATCAATACCAGTATAGGTATCAAATTTTATTTTATTAATGATATGTTTCATCCAATTCCAATCGCCACAGGCGGCGTCAATAATTGTTTTTATATTATGTTTCTTAAATAATTTTGGAATTTCTTCTCTTATCTTTTTTGTGGATTTTAAACTAGATCCTTCTCCTGATTTTGATTCTTTTCCATGCCATTTGTTACCTTGATAAATATCTGTAAAAATTGATTCGGTTTTTGTTCCTTTGTCCCTGCGTTGTTTCATATTTCTTACTAAAGTTTGTATATATGTTCCTGATGTTATTAGTTTTTTTGTAAGATTGGCGTTGTGTCTCCTATGCCAACCTGATACAACCGGATGATAATAAAAACGACCATCAGCCTCAATCATCCTAATCGTCATTTCATAATCTTCGCAAGGTTCTGTGATGAAGTGTGTTCCCGATACTAGTCGCAGTTCTTTTCTCCATAACCAAACTACGCCAATATTGTGATGTTCGTAGAATTTATATGAATCCCATTCCATTGAAATTTCATCGTTATAATTTTTTCTAGTTTTTTCTTTTAATCCTGTTTCGTCCATTACCCCTATTTCGCAGTTACAATAAACAAAATCTATATTTTTTTTCGATTCGAGAATATTAAACATATCTTGCAGAGCATTGGGATAATATTTGTTATCAGAGGCCAACCAAGTTTCATACTCACCTGTAGCCTTTTCGAATCCCATATTTAATGCGGAACCTGTACCCCCATTTTCCTTGTGAATAATTTTAACACGAGGGTCGTTTTGTTGGTCTAAAATTTCTTTGGTATTGTCCGTTGAGCCGTCATTCACGATAATCAATTCGAAATTTTCAAAGGTCTGATTAAGAACGCTGTCGATAGACTCTTGTATAAACTTTGTCTGATTATATGTGGGCATGACTACGGATATTTTTTTCATTATTTCTCCATTTTTTCTCCATTTTCTGGAAGATTGAAAATGCTCGATGACTGGATTGATTTTTTCCACAGGGCTGTCAAATATTTTACAATAAGAAGCCGGGAGATTATGTATTATTACATTGGTGTTTTCTTTGAGGACTTCTTCAAGATTTTTTTGCTCTAAAAAGTGAGTACTTTTCTCATTTTTGGCAATCCACTCATCTATAATTTTTTCCATTATTGGATTGTTTCTGATATAGAGTGTTCCTGTGAGTAGTTCTTTTCCTTTGTGATAATGAACGGTTATGTCGCACTTAGGCATGTTATCAAATAGGGACGGGTTCTGTTGTACAATAGCATCCGCGTCCAGCCATACAATATTTTTATCGGGAAACATCTTCATCATCTTTTTGATGAAACTTGCTTTTTGATAGGCGTTCCTACTCCAATTCTTTTGTTTTTGTGGCCCATCCAAGGGTAGATGTTTCAATAGTTCAAAGTGATAGGGAAGGTCAAATTGTTCAACGGATTTGGTTAATTTCAAAATATCATTGGTGTATTCAGGAGTATAAAAACTGACAATAATATAATCATGTTGTTTCTTTTTTGACCCTGCGGATAATGATGATTTTAAAACTGGAGATAAAGCATTTTTAATAGTATCAAATTTAAAACAATCCAATACTGAATCTTTATTAAGGTTGAGGATACTTATGTTTTGTGCTTCTGCCAATTTTGCTAGTTTAGGAAATTTTCTTGCGAATAATGTCAACTGGCCTTCGCTTTGTTTTTTGGAATATCCTTCGTGATAATGAGTGTTTCCATTTTTCTCATGTTTCATATCGTATCCCAAAAGATAGATAGGGTTCGCCCCCAATGCGATTGCGAGGTTCAGAGCGGCATACCCTGAGTTCGACCCGTCATAAATACCTTCTTCCAAAGTGAGGCTAATCCCTTCATTCCCTGCTGATTTTACGAATTCTATACCTTCGAAATAATGTTCACCGGGGACTTTAAGCCAAACTTTATGTCCTTTAAACAAAGGCCATGCCTCGCGTGACGATATCATTTCCTTGCCGCCTTTTTCTGGATTTGTTACCCATTCCTGAAACTGACGGTCAACAGCAAATTGAATTTCAGCAAAAGGGGCATCAACGAAAGATTTATTAATGGCTATAACTTTTTCACCTTTAAGTTGTTCAAAATCGAATCCCTTTAAGGAAGGCCCGCCAGCTATAATAAAACATCGTTGATCTTTCCAGCTTCCTGTAGGTAGAGAGTCTTTTAAAAACTGTTCTTGAAAGGTCTGAGGGTTTTGTTTTATTATTTCTTTTCTTACATATCCATCGACATTTTTTTTAGTGAGGGGTTCTACAATAGGTTCTGGTTTTCCTATTCGGGTAATATGCTTGGGGAAAAGTAGGTGTAAGTTATCATAAGGAAAAAGTTCTGGTTTAGGAGTAATTTTTATTTCTTTTTTGTTCTTTCCTAACTTGATGACTACATCCCTTCCTGTCGCGCTCATGTAATAAGGCATTTGGTATTTTCGTCCTTTTAAAAAAAATTTTCTTCTACAACTATATTTATGGTTTTAGTCAATTTTCGAGCAAAAAAGAAGCCCTTGACGAACCAAGGGCCTCTTTGTATCTTGTTAGATCAATTCTACTTTTTCTTTTGCAATTTTAAAGGTCTTATCTGTCCCTAATTCTTTAAGGAAAAAATGAGTTTTTTCCTCACGGAAAACTGAAAAACGGCGCTTTTTATCGCCCTCTGCAGCTTCCAAAAGGGTTCCGACCCTTACTTCCTTTTTTTCTTTAACTGCTTCTTTCTTCTCTTCTACTTTCTGAACGCCTTCTGCTTTTGCTTTGCGTTCTGCAATTTTCTTTAAAATGTCAGCTTTCTTGCGTTCTGCAATTTTCTTTAAAATTGCCTGTTTGGATTCGGGGAGTTTTTCGGAAACGGGTTCAACCTCTTCTTCTTCGTCTTCAACTTCTTCTTCGTCTTCAACTTCTTCTTCGTCTTCAACTTCTTCTTCGTCTTCAACTTCGAATTCGATTTCTTCTTCTTCAGTTTCCTCTTCCTCAAACTTTTCCTCGTCACCTTCTTTCAAAGTTTTTTTAACTTTGCTGTCAACTTCGGCTTTCTCTTTCATGAGTTTGCGCTTTTCAAGAATTTTGTTCTTGATTTCTTGGATTCTTTCTTTTCTTGCAATTGCTTTCTCACGCGATTCTGCTTGGAGTTTGATATTTTCATTCTTTTTTTGAATGATTGTATCTTCTTCCGCGAGCTGAGCGTCATAAGCTTCCATAATTTGTTCGGTTGTCATTTTCATTTTATGCCTCCTTCTTACCTGTACTCAGCGATGTTGATTGAACCACCTGCTGACGGCAGAACCCAAATTTCCTGTAGAGGTTCTAGCCAAACGCTATACTGTTCATTCCACCCTACTTTAACGCAATTGACAGGGGTATTTAAAATAGCTGCGCTGTCTCCAACATACAATGTGGCAATTGTTTTATTCCAAATCGTGATTTTCTCACGAACTGGAATTACGTTGGTGAATGTTCCTGTTGCTCCCCCGGTGAATGTATAAGATGTTCCACCTGTTGCTGATTGGCGTTTTACATTGTTGAAGATACCTGTGGTGGCGGTTAACCAAGTGATTGAACCATAATACATAACCTCTGTACCAATACCACCTTCAGTAATTGTAATTGCGCCTGAACTTGGAAGTGATGCCAATGGGATACTTGGTGATGTGGTGCGCGGGGTAGTGTATGCGAATTTGGAATAACTTGACCACGGAAGATTGCCTTCTAAAGTGTCAAATGCGAATCTAGTATTTGTAGTACTGTAAGTTGTTCCTGCTGGTGCTGCGGCGATACCGAACGAAGTAAGAGCCGAATTGGTAATCTGTGTTGCTACTCCACCTACAGCGAAATTCTTTGAATAGATAATTGCATCTGTGAAGACATCTTCTTCGAATTCGTGACGTTCGTAATTTGCTGATATAATTTTCTTCATGTTGTTACCTCCACTCTGCAATTGCTACAACCCCACCTGCGGCCTCACCACTAATCGCATAAATACGATTGCGGCATCCTAGCGGAATTGTTACCGATTCACCGTAAAGAATTGGAAGTGCGTTTACTCCCGTTGTAGTGATTGTCGGATTAAACCCATAATACATTGGTAGTGGGCTTGCTGTGTAATTGTAAATTGCCACATTCTCACGATGTGTGAAAATGTGTTCGAATCTGAATGGAATTGCGGTTACGCTACCGTCATGGGCGGCTGCTGCGGTGCCGTTGTATCCTCTGAAGCAATACAACAGATTACCTGCTGTCTTTTCTGAATCGGTATATGTTACTCCGCCATACCAAATCCATTCTGTTTCAATCATAACCACGCCCGTATCCGGAATTTGACCTGGCCGGTCTAAACTGGAAAACGGAATTGTTGTAACTGCATTTGTGAAAACTGCTGCAGTTGATGTGTCTAGTGCGAAAGCATCACCTGTGTAAATTGGTGCGGTTGCTAAATGGACAGCCGCCGTTGTGCCTTCCCATCCCCTCTTGCATAAATTAAACGTTCCTGATGTTGCATTACCGTTCCAAGTAATTGAGCCGTACTGAATCTTCTCTGTCCCGCAAAGAATAACCCCTGCTGGTGGAAGAGTTCCCGCCAAAGAATCAAAGCCAAGTGTGGTTGCTGCTGCTGTCCAGCCACCTGCTAAGACCTGTGGTGCGGTTGTCTGACGTAATACTCGGAGTTCGCTAATGGCGGCGTTCGTAATGCTGTAAGTCTGTACGTACAATTCTTGGATTGTCTCGTTTGCATACTCAAATCTTGCCATGTTTTATTACTCCTTGGGCTAAGTTAAAATTTAAAATAATGCTCGCCCTAAAACTATTTATTGTTTTTCTTTCTTTTCAATTATATTTTTATTCTTTTCGCGATAATATTGCCAGACGTTATCTTTGTAATGGTGTACGTAATTTTGATTTAATACATCTTCTGCAAGAACAATTTCGGTATCTTTAAACTTGTACGAAATCTCTCCTTTCCCTGCTGACATAATATCGTTGATAACTTTTAAATTCTTTTTGAATTTATCTTGGCTAATAATCCCCGCAAAATCTTCTGTTTTCTCCAAATTTTGCAAAATCTTTTTGGAAATGAATTCATCGCCCTCTTTATATTTTGCTTGATTTGATCCCCATGAGGACATCGCTTTGTTCAAATCAATAATTTTAGCCTTCGGGCCGGGCCGTAAGTAATTTCGTGGATTTATCCTAACGGGTTGCTGGGGATACCGTTGGGGTATGCGCTGTTGAGGCCCGCGCGGCGGCACTGGTTGGTTTGCCATATTTTTACTCCTTCATATTTATTAATCAACACTTCGAAAAATAGGAAATGGTGGACTAGACCATTTAAATAAGTTGATCAAATCGTCTTCTAGTTTTTCCTTCTCCGCTTGCCCTTCGGTTTTTAAAGCGTCTCCGTTAAGAGAAACTGAGTTATTAAACCCTGGCAAACTTCCAAATTTAGAACGAATTTCACCTAGTTGTATTTTACATAAAGCTAAAGAATATTCACGTACAAATCTTTCGTTTAAAAGTTCATCTGTATCAGACTGACGGAAAACTTCAATAAAAAGTTTAGTCATTGAATCTTCTGGTGTAGGCGCCACATGTAATATTTTTGTATTCACATTAAAGAATAAGCGCCATTTAGATGTTGTGACATATTTTAAATAATGAATCCATTGCTGAAGCATGTAATATGAAACCATATCAAATGATTTCAAACTCAATACATCACTAGCAGCATAACCTGATAATTGTGCTAAAACCCATGCGGAAACATTTTGACTGGATTTATCATATCCAACTTGCATGACATAATCAGGAAGTTGATAATCCTGTTGGCCCATAACTAAATCTAAAACCAAATAATCTCTAGTATTACCTCTTCCTGTAGAATATTCACGAAACAATTGCATGGCATCATAAAGATTGGTTTCGATTTGTGAATCGGCTAACTCCACACGAAGTTTTGGTTCGCCAAG